CGGCTGGTTCATTAGCTCGTCGTGCAGCCGGGCAAGGGAATCCTGCTCCGCCTGTCCTGCCGGGGTGTTGCCGAGGTCGTTGATGAGGTTCCCGAAATTGTCGTGAGCATCGTATCCGGGAGGACCCACCTTAAGCTTCCCATTGACCACCGCTACCCCGGCATCAGAAGGATAGGCATCTGCTTGCCGCTTGGGAATCGTAAACGTGCAGTCCCCTGATACCTTGACATTCCTTGCCACAGAGATAGCCTGTCCCTCGGTCAGGATTCCCAGCCCGAGGACCGGCTTGGGCTGGCTCTTGATTTCCGTGATGAACTTGCTCTTGAGGAACGCCTCGATGGTGAGGGAATCCACCTTCAGGACCTTGCTAAGCTGCCCGTTGCGATACACGGCGAGGGAATTGTCATGCTGGGAGTCATGCGTCAGCATGTCCCCCGGTCTAACGTAGAATTTTGACCCCTCGAAGTTTATGGTCGTAGCAGCGATATAATTTTTCACGGTTTACCCCCAACAAAGGGCGGAATAGTGCGGCTTTTTCCATATACTGGGCTAATACTGAATTTTTTTAGGGGGAAAAAGAGAACGGCGAGGACCCGGTTATGGGTCCTCGCCGTGAGGTCTTTCAGCTTACCGAGGGCTATTAGTTCTCGCCCTGGTTGAAGCCGTTGAACACCTGGAAGCGTCCAGTGACCGTGAGCCGCTGCACACCGGAGGGGTTGAACACCAAGAACCCGAGGTTCTCGAAGATGCTGAACCCAATCTGACGGAGGTCAGGACGGTCGGCGGACATGACGGTGAGCGGGATGCGCTCCGGGATGACGCCCAAGAACTCGGCGTCCGCCAGGATGTAGATGCATCCGTAGCCTACCTTACGGGACTGGAGCAGTGTGGCTCCCCAGAGGTAGCCCATCACACCGGTCTTGAGCAGCTTGCGCTGCGTCTCACGGTCGATGTTTTGCTGCGTCCACTTCAGTAAGTCCGTGTAATCACGGGGGTTAAAGAAACAGAAGGCGACGGAAAGGTCATGACGCTGCACCTGTCCGAAACCATCTGCCATCGAGTTGATGTCGATGGGCGGGCTGATGGCGATGTCACCGTTGTATATGGGGTCAAAGAGACCCGAGCCGGCCTTGTTGTTGTTGTCGATGAGCACCTGAGCGTTTGCGGCTGCGGCGACGGCATCGAATAGCCCAAAGACGTAGCCGTCTTCGGCGGCTCTAACTTCAGCCTTTGCCAGGTTAAGGGAACGAGCGACGAGGTCGAAACGACGCTCCTTAATCTGGGTGATGGGAATCATCGGGTTGGACATGATATCATACGTCGGAACCGTGACCCTCTTGGGCTTGGTGACCCGGACGATGTCTCCGCCTTCCTCACCCACGACGAAGGCCTCGACGAAGGACCCGCCAGGCGTGCTGGACACGGACTGGGCTTGGGTGTCGAATTCCTTGTCATAGATGGGGAGAGCGCCATCGGGAAGCGTTTCCACCATGAGCGCCTTGCGAGCGATGCTCATGTAGTCACGCCGCCTACGAAGGGACGGTCCGAGGCTAGCGGCGAGCTTTTGGCGTCCGCCAGCGGTCTTAAGCAGTTGGCCAAGCATCGCCGTCTGCTGTTGAGTGCGGGAAAGGTTTGCCATTGAATTAAATCTCCTCTCTTAGCGCCTAAGAAGTGGGTCCCCCGAAGGGAACTTCTCCTTAGAGCAGACTTGCTACGCCGAGCCAAGGCTCCTGCGTTGTCGGGACGTGCGTGCAGATGCCCACGACCTTGTAGTTAGCAGAGGTCGTGGTTGACTGCGTGGCGGGGGCGGTGTACAGGCCCACGTTGCTCTTGCTGGTGCTGCCGCAGTACACATACTGGCCAGCGATGAAGGTAGCCCCGGAGTCATAGGACTCTTGGTTGACGTTGCCCTGGAACAGCGCCCGGACGACCGGTGCCTTCTTGCTTCCAGAGGGTCCGATTGCTCCTGCGAACTCGCCAGGACCGTTAATCAGGACGGCAAACGGGACGTTGCCCGCTGCGACCGTGGTCGTGGCGTTGGAGGTGTAGGGGACGCTGTTGGGGTCGAACACACCACCGATGACAAGACCTGCGGTTGCAGTTTCGGTGCTGGTTCCGTTGGGGTTAGCGTCTACGTCGCAGGGAACAATGACGGATTCCACACCCACGGCGTGCTGCGGGTTGCCCGCAATCGCCATGATGCGTCCGCCAAGGTATCCACTGTTGATGAGCGTGGTCTGGTCGGTTCCGGGGTCGCCCGTGAGGACAACGTCCGGCGTGCAGTTCACGCTATCGTTTTGGCCGTAGTAGATCAATTTCAAGCTCATGATTCTACTCCAATCTGGAGAGCGGTTGAATTTATGCCGGGAGCCAATCCTCAGTCCATGGAGGGACAGCGGGACTATAGCCTCCGACACACACTCTCATATAAGGGGTCGGTAGCGGTGGAATTACAAAAGTTTGCAGGGAGGGACGCCCGAAACATGCTAATTCCGGGCGTTTTTGGCGGGGCTGACTAGCCTCTCTCGTTAAAAAGAGAGCCTAAAAAGCAAGACCCCCCGGACCGGATGTCCGAGGGGTCTGGTTGGAAGGTGGTTTAGAAGTCGTCTTCGCCGAGAAGCGCCTTTGCCGGGTCGAAGTTCTTGGGCGCATCCTTGTCGGAAGCGATAATGGGCTTGATCTTCCGAAGGGTTGCGGGCTTCTTCACGGCGGGCTTGGTAGCTGCCTTGGCGGAAGCTGCCTTGCCATCGGACTCGGGTGCCTTGCCCTTTTCGGGGGTCTTAAGTTCAGGCACGGCGTCCTGCGGCGTCCTCTTCTGCTCGCTGTCCTCGGGCTTCTCGATCCTGATGGTCTCAGCCCAGAGGTCGTCGGCGTGGTCGGTTTCGTTGTCCCGCTTGTCGGAAGCGGTCTCGTTCTGCTCGAAGTGCTTGGCAGCCTCGCCCGTGAAGCTGGGCACGACTTCCATACCGGCCACCTGAGCAGCGGACTTGACTCCGCCCATCAGGGATGCCAATGGGTCGTCGTCAGCACCGGAGCGGCTGAACATGGCGGCTACAACGTCGCCGAATTCCTGCACGCCGTTGTCGTCGAGAGTGGCTTCCATGTCCATGGCAGCGGAAGGAGCGAAGAACTCGGCACCGCTGTTGTCGGACTCGTTAGCCAAGGCGGACTGCTTCTCGCCCATGGACTCCTCGTTGAAGATTTGGTCAAGGTTGAGTTCCTGCTCGGAGCCTTCGCCCTCAAGCTCGGTTCCCTCTCCCTCGACTTGCTCTCCCTCGCCTTCAAGCTCCTCGCCGAGACCCGCAAGCTCTTCGCCTTCGGTTTCGAGGACGCCCTCGGGGACCTCTTCCCCGGCAGCTTCCTCTCCAGATACGGACTTCTCAAGCTCAAGGATGTCCTGCTGAATCTCCTCGACCTTGCCCTTGATGTCCTGAATCTTCTCTTCGGTTACCATCTCGGTAGCCTCGGGAGCGGCTGCGCCCTCGGGTCCCATCGGAGGAACGTCGCCAGCGGGCGGCATACCATCGGCGGGCGGGAGTCCGGCGTCAACAGGCGGCTCCTCGGGGGGCAGACCGGCATCCATCGGGGGTGCTCCTGCATCGGCAGGAGGTGCGGCGGCGGGGTCGGCAGGCGGGAGGTCTGCCTTCTTGGCGGCGGCTGCCTTGGCAGCGGAGCACTTGGCACACATCTTGCCGCCCTTGCAGTTGGGGCACTTTGCGGCTTCCTTCTTGCCAGCCGCCTTGGGCGCTCCCTCTCCACCGGCTTCTGTGGACTTGCCCTCGGACAGGTTGACGGTATCGCCGGGGCGCTTGCCAGCACCCGGACGCTCGGCAGCCTTACCGGCGTCTACTTCCTTCGGCTCGCTGTGGGTTCCCCCACCGCATCCACGACCATCATTGTAGGTCGGGGTCTGCGGACCGGCGTCCTTGCGGTCGTCGGCGGTCTTAGGGGCGGCGTTCTTCGCCGGACCGGTGACTTCGCTCTTGACGGCGGACTTCTGGGCAGCCAGGTCCTCGCCCTTCTCCATCAGGGGACCAGAGTTCATCTCCTCACGGTGGACTTCCTTCAAGGTGCCGAAGTCCGCCAGCCGGGTATAATGGGCGTTGATGGCCGTCTGCTTGAGAGCAGCCTTCAAGGCGCTGGTCTTGTTGCTGAGCAAGGACGCAGCAAACGCCTTCTGTGCTTCCACAGGGGCGGTCGGGAGCATCGTCTTGGCGATGGTCCAAGCTGCGGCGACACGAGTCTTGGCTTCACTGGTAATTGCTTCCCGGTTAGCCTTCAGGTCGGCGAGCTTCTCTTTCAATGAGGTCTTTGTGTCGTTTGCCATAATCTTTCCCCTCTCGGAGTTAGGGCCGGTAATGCCCTTCTTATCAGGATTCCTATAGTTCGGTTTCTGGCTTGCCTGCATGGGTGAAGGAGGTGCAGGCGGTGCTTCTGGCGGAACCTCGGAGGTTCCCTCGGGCGCTACTGGTGGCTCCGGTGGTGCTTCGGCGGGGGGTGGTTCGGGGGGTAATGATTCACTGGGGGGTGCTTCTGGAGGTGCTTCCGGTCCGGCTGGAGGTGCGCTTTCCTTGGGGGGAGCCGGTAGTCCGGCGTCGGTAAGGGGTTCGTCGGTAGGCTCCTTGCCGCTCGTGGCAATATTCCCTATGCTCTCATCCATGCCATCAAGCTCTGCCTTG